TGCCGTCCCCGTGGTAAGGTGCCGGGACTGCGCGTCATTTGAGGAAATAGGTAAGTACCCCGACAATGAAGGAACGCCATTTGGGTATTGCTATCATTGGCAATATGAGCAGGGCATGTCCCCAAATGAGGTAGACGGCAATGATTTTTGCAGTTATGGGGAGCGAAAGGAGGATCAAAATGGAAGAACTTAACGGCTACACACCACCTGCCAGCTTGAATTTAAACGACTTCCAGGATGCTATCGGAGATGCCGTAGTACAGGCGATTATAAAAATTGGTATCCGGGTGAATCGGGAAGAACTTCTGAAAGCCCTGAAATATGATAGGGGGCAGTACAAGGCGGGGTATGATGCCGGTTTCGCAGATGGGTTTGTTGAAACGCTCCATATCGTCCGCTGCCGAGACTGCATCTACCGCCAGGGAGACGGAAACCCTATGTGTATGCTGCATACCGAGCCTTACCCAAATGTCAGAGGTTACAAGGGCGAGGCTGTTTGCGTGGAAATGAACGGCTTTTGCAGCTACGGAGAAAGGAGAAAATCGAATGAAAATCACACTTGATATTCCCGAAGGTATGGCCTGCGGTTACCTGAACGGCGTGGTGGAAACACGCAGCGGGCTGACGATGGTGACCTATGCACTGGATAGCCACGATCTGCACGATGGGGCAGAAATCAAACTGCCCCGGGAGGAACTGGAAAATGGTTCTGTTTAAGCTTAACTCGCTGAATAAAGAGATCGACCGAGTGTATAACGAGCATTACAAAGACTGCAAGCATCAGGAAGTACACGATTTTTACAGGGCAACGGTGAAACGATTCAGAACCGCCTACCAAAAGGATTGTGTAAGGGTCACTCCCATAATCTGCTGCCGAGAATGCAAGAACTGGAAACCGGATGGGAGCAAGGCCGCCCGCAATTTCAGCGACCTATTGGAACGGTATGGTGCGTGTGAGATTTGCGGCGGAGGGCGTTTAGAAAGCGATTTTTGCAGTTACGTGAGAATACGGGAGGTCGGAGAATGAGCAATGAACTCACCTACATGGACTGCTGGCACTTTATCGCCCCGCTGATTCCGGTGGACACGGGCTACACAATGGATATTTACATCATGGTGTTTAACGCCCTGAAAGAAGCGGAGAAGAAGCGGATTGCAGAAAAGGGAAAGGGGATTGAGTGTATTTCCGTCTTGCACACGGCAACGGAACGGGCACCGGCTGAAATTCGGATGACGGCGCAGACAAAACTGCTTATGATATGCCAAGAAACCGGGATGCTCGGCGGGATTGGGAGCCTGCCTGTTCTCTAGGGGCAATATGGAATACAAGGATAGCAGGAAGTACTGCGTCGGGTGCCGGTATTTCTTCGGATATTATGAAGGCAGCCGGTGCTGCAATTACATATTCGTCCACGGGGGGAAGCGGCCTTGCCCGCCTGGGAAGGATTGTACAGAAAGGAGGGAGAAAACGGAGAACAGGAGACGGCATTTAATATTATAGCATTATCCCTGTATAGTATATTTAAATATAATCTTATATCTTGTGTGTATTGTGTATATCTATACAGGGATTTAATAAGATATGCAAGGAGGAACGGAATGAACTGGAAGTATGAGGCCATTGAAAAGCTAAAGGAATACAGTGCAAAAAAGCAGTCCCTGAAAAGCATTCCAGAAGAAATGGCGCGGCTGGAATCCGCTATGCAGAGCATCCGAAGCGCCACGGCTGACGGAACGCCGGTAAGTGGCGGTGGCTCCGGCCGGGAAGATATGATGCTATCGAATATCGTTCACCGCGAGGAACTGGCGCGGTCGCTGGAACAGGCGAGAAAATGGGTGTCGCTTGTGGATTCCGGGCTTGAATCGCTTAGCGTCGATGAAAAGAAGATACTGAGCAGATTCTACATAAGTCCGGCCAGAGGCAACGTCGATGCCCTGTGTGAAGAACTTGGAGTTGAAAAAGCTCAGGTTTACCGCCGCCGGGATTCAGCACTACGACATTTCACGCTATGCCTGTATGGGCAGACTGAAAGCTGAAAAATGAGAAAAAAATGAGACGATTTTTCAGTTTGAATGTGCTATACTGGTAAAAAAGAAAAAGCGCAAGAGGCTTGGGATTGTTCCTGAGCCTCTTTTTGCATGGCGCGGTAGATAACGAGTTGGGCGCTCTCTCCCCAACAGAAGGCCGTTTGAATCGGCCTCGCGCCAATTATTTTGCATGAGAGGTGGTGCTATGGCTGCAAGGATTACAGATCGGAAGAAAAAAAAGAATAATCGCCGACTGGATAGAAATGCAGTCGTACAGCGCCGTTGCAAAAAAGCATGGCGTAACTCACCAGACTGTGAAAAGGATTGTTAGCGCTTCACCGGATATCGCCCAAAAAGTGCAGCAAAAAAAAGAAGAGAATACCGCCGACATGATGGCGTACATGGAATCACAAAAAAAAGCGATGCAAGAAGCAATCACCTTGCATCTGAAAGCGCTCACAGACCCCGAAAAGATTTCAGCCGCAACATTAAGCCAGATTGCAACATCTTTCGGGATTATTGTCGATAAGGCCACAAGAAACACGGCAAGCGGCAATGATAGTCTCAATAAGCTGGATGGGCTAATTAAGGAGTTTAGAGATGCTATTAAGCCCGAAACAGATTGAATTTGCAAGGTATGGGAATCACCGATGGAATTTCAAGGGCGGCGCGACCCGAAGCGGGAAAACATATCTTGATTTCAAATGGATTATTCCCATGCGGATTCGAGAACGAGCCGGGAAAGATGGGCTTTCCGTTATTTTGGGCGTTACAAAATCCACAATAGAGCGAAATGTGCTAGAGCCTATGCGGAATCTGTACGGTGATAAACTTGTTGGGGCGATTTCCAGCGATAATACAGCATGGATTTTTGGCGAGAAGTGTTATTGCCTTGGCGCGGAAAAAGTGTCTCAGGTATCGAAGATTCGCGGCGCGTCTATCAAGTATTGCTACGGCGACGAGGTCGCGGACTGGGCGGAGGAAGTTTTCGCCCTCCTGAAAAGCCGGCTTGATAAGGAGTATTCCTGCTTCGATGGCACATACAATCCACAGTATCCCAACCACTGGCTAAAGAGATTCCTTGATAGTGATGCTGATATTTTCAGCCAAGAATACACGATAGACGATAATCCATTTTTACCCCCCGCTTTTGTTGAAAATCTGAAAAAAGAATATGCCGGAACGGTGTTCTATGATAGGTACATTCTGGGGAAATGGACGCTGGCAGAGGGGCTTGTATATGATTTTTCCGAAGCGAATATCACGGATGAAGTGCCGGAATCCGCGGATTATTACATAAGCATCGACTACGGCACCCTGAACCCATTTTCATGCGGATTGTGGGCTGTGAATGGTAATAAGGCGGAAAGAATCAAAGAGTATTACTACGATGGAAGAGCCAACTATAAGCAGCTCACAGACGAGGAATATTGCGACGCTGTGGAGAACCTGACGGACGGCTACGAAATCAAGAGGGCGGTTATTGATCCTTCGGCGGCTTCTTTCATTACCGCCCTGAAACGCCGTAAATTCCGCGTCCAGCAGGCAGACAACGCCGTTCTTGACGGCATTCGGCGAACGGCGGTATATCTCAAGAACGGGAATATAAAAATTCACCGTTGCTGCACGGATGCCATTCGCGAGTTCGGGCTTTACCGGTGGGACGATAAGAAAACGGAGGACGCGGTAGTGAAAGATAACGATCACGCCATGGATGATATCAGGTACTTTTGCAACACCATCATGAAATACAAGGTGGAGAAGAAAAACGAGATTTCACCCGCTGCTGCGTTGCTGTTGTGATTTTGCGAGATTTCTGCTATTGGAGAAAATGCATGAAAATTTATCAAGATTTGGAAGAAGCCATTGCAAAGGGAACTACCGGGAAATTCATACGTGATGCAGTGCGGGAGCACCAGAGCAGCAAGGCGTACAAAGACGCCGCTGACGGTATGGCGTACTATAACAAGCATAACATCACCATTGAGAAATTCCAGAAGTTCCTTTTCACCTTATCCGGAAACAAAACTCCTGATATTTGGAGCAGCGACTACCGGCTTAAAACGCTAACGTTTCGGAGGCTGGTGACGCAGGAAGTGGGCTATATTTGTGCCAATGGCGTAAGCATGGACGAAAAGGAAAAGATGGGCACGGACTTCGACAATAAGTTGCAAACGGCGGCAAAATTGGCGCTGGCGCAGGGCGTTTCCTACGGCTATTGGAATCTCGATCATCTGGAAGTGTTTTCGTTCGCCGATACTCCCGGAAATCCGGGATTTGTTCCGCTGTTGGATGAAAAAACGTCGGAGCTGATGGCCGGTATTCGGTACTGGTTCCGGGAGACTGGCCGAAAAACTGTTTTCCGGGCTACGCTTTACGAACTCGATGGCGTAAGCGAATGGAGCGCCGAGGGAAGCGACGACGCGCAGCCCATGGCCGAGAAACGCGCATATATCCACAAGGAGCTGAGGAACGATCTGGGCGTTGTGGATGTGTGCGACGAGAACTACACCCGCCTGCCTATTGCGGTATTGTATGGCAACGATACCCACGAAAGCGAACTCGTTGGGTTGCGTGGCTCCATAGACTGCTATGATTTTATCAAATCCGGGTTCGCCAACCAAATTGACGATACCAGCGGAATTTACTGGATTCTGCACAATACCGGCGCTATGGACGATACGGATTTGGCACAGTTCATCCAGAGAATGAAGAGCGTAAAGGCGAATGTGGTAGATAGTTCCGATGGAACGGCAGCAGAAGCCCACACACTTGACGTTCCTGTAGAAGCCCGAAAAACCATGCTGGATATCTTGCGGCGCGACCTGTACGAAGATGCCCAGATGCTTGATGTGACGGCTCTGGCGGGCGCTGAGAAAACGGCTACAGAGATTTCGGCGGCGTATCAGCCACAGGACAACAAATGTGCCGATTTCGAGTATTTCTTGATAGATTTCATTCGGCAGATTTGCGCTGTTGCTGGCATCGGCAATCCACAGCCGGAATTTACGTGGAACAAGGTAATAAATCGCACCGAGGAAACAAATATGGTGCTTTCGGCGGCTGCGTTCCTTGATGAAGAAACGATTCTAAAACACCTCCCGTTTCTTTTGCCGGAGGAAGTGCCGGAAATCCTGAAAAGGAAAGCGGACGCTGACATAAATACGGTTTACGGCGGTGATGAGGATGGCCAGACCGAATGAAGCCGATAGAGGAACCGACAGGGCACTTGCCGACTTGGAACGCCGCATTAACTCCGTATATTCTAAGGCGGCTAAAGATCTGCAAGAGGAAATAGATGCTTTTTTCAAGCATTTCGCCGATCAGGATAAGAAGATGCAGGACTTGATAGGCCAGAAGCGCAACGGTAAGGAGTGGACTGAAAAGGACTACCAGCAATGGCGGCTGAACCAGATGGGGCGCGGGGCACGGTTGGAAGCGCTTCGGGACAAGCTGGCAGAACGTGCGACGGAAGCAAAAGAGGTGGCGCTTGCCTATGTGAACGACGCTACGCCTGGAATCTACTCCCTGAATCGAAATTACACCGCCTATACCATTGAGAGCGTTCACCCAAGTGCAGATTTTACGCTTTTTGACGAGCAGACTGTAAAGCGCTTAATTGTGGAGCAACCGGACGTAATGCCATACTACCCCGAAAGGCTTGCACTAAAGCGGGGCATTGACTTGGCTTTTGGAAAGCAGCAGATTACAGCAAGCGTTACAGGCTCCATTTTGCAAGGCAGAAGCATCAAGCAGATATCCGATGATTTGCAGTCCAGAATCGTCACAATGAGCCGTGTAAGCGCCATTCGAGCGGCAAGAACGGCAGTTACCGCCGCACAGAATGCCGGTAGAATGGACAGCTACGCCGCCGCTGACGAGATGTGGGGTATCAAATCCAAGAAAAAGTGGGTAGCAACAAAGGATTTGCGCACCCGCCACGATCATGGCATGGCAGATAATCAGATTGTGGACTACGATCAGCCGTTCGATGTCGGCGGCTATAAGATGATGTTCCCCGGTGATGGCTCGTTGGGAGCGCCGGGACATGAGCTGTATAATTGCCGCTGCACGGTTGTGAATGCCACTGACGACGATCTGGAAGCGGAACGCCACATGATGCGCGTGAAGAATCCCGAAACCGGGGAATATGAGCTTGTAAAGAAAAAATCGTACAAAGAATGGTACGACGAGAAGAAAGCACAGTATCCTCCGGAAAAATGGGCGGGCATGGTGAAAGCTGGTAAAAACTATCAGGCAGACCAACGGGAATATGCAGAATACCGTGAAATTCTGGGTAAAAAAGCACCAAAAACATTTGCAAAGTTCCAGGATTTGAAGTATAATAACGCTGACGGGTGGGAGGCGCTCAAAACTGCAAGGCAAGTTGCAAGTGCGGCAAAATCTGATATAATTAAAGCAAAGCCCGAAATAAAGCCAGTAACTTTAAGCCTTTCCAACTTAGAGGAATTGGAGAAGTGGCAAAACGAGTATTATGCGACAAACTCGAGCGTCGAGTTTACGAAAAAAGCAAACCCGAATATATCCAAGTATTCCGGCGGTGCGTATAGCGCAATTAACGCCGTAGAGCGCGGCGGAGCGGCGTATGAAAAGGCGCTGCGCTGCTACGGGAACCTCGACGGGTACAAGGAGATAAGCGACGGCGTTTCTGCGGAAATATCAAAGTTCAAGCTTTCAACGGACTTGAACGTGAAGCGTGTTGTCGGTGATGTTGGGTATATTACAGGAGGCGGGTCATCTGTTGATGATATGGTCGCGAGTATCGGGAAGCTATATACAGAAAAAGGATTTACAAGTACGACAATAGCGCAAGACGCGCAACTCCCGTTTGGAGGGCATAAAGATACGCAGACGGTTCTTGATATTATCGTGCCAAAGTCAACACGCGGCGCTTATATTTACAAAATGGCAGACAACCCAGCGGAATTTGAATTTCTGATAGACAGAGGAACAACATACAAAGTCCTTGATGCGGGGGAAAGAACTGTTAAAAAAAGCATTTTCGACCTAAAATCAAGAGAGTTTGTGGAGAAAGAAGTCCCCGAACGATATATGAAATTGGAGGTTGTTTCGCAATGAAAGAGACGGTGCTTGACTGGCTTCCGATGTTTGCGGAGTTTGTGAAAGACCCAACATCTGATTTTTCTGTTGGGGATTTTGTGGAAATTGAAAAATCGGCTACACCGAATGCAAAAAACGCTTACAGGAAATACATCAAATTCATTTCTCGCGGATTGCAGAACTGGGATGATCTGATTATTGAAAATCGGCGTATTGTTGGTATCGCTAAAACTGCAACGGGGAAATCAAAAGAGCAATGCGAGATAGTTTTGCGGCTCATTGCAGATGGATGGATTGATAATGAACCATTCATTAAGGGGTAACGTATGAGCGTTGAAATCCACGACAGCAGCAAAGCGGAAAGCTGACAAATAGAAGTAAATAGGCTTGAATAAATCAAAAGCACTGTGCAAATTGCATGGTGCTTTTTCTATGCCCAAATCTTCCAACCAGATAAAAAAGAAGCGGGCTGGAATCCCCGCTTGTGGCGGATTATGCGTATGCGCCGCCACGAACCGCACAAGACCGGCTCTGGAAGAAGCAGAAAAGGAGGGGGAAATGAGCATTACATTTGTGGATAACTCTGACGAAATCCTCCGCGCCCTTGGTGAAGCGTGTGAGCGCGGCTTATTTCGGTGTGGCGAAAAAGCTGTAGAATATGCCAAGGATTTATGCCCCGTTGATACTGGGAATTTGCGCAACAGCATTACACATACCGTGGAGGATGGGAAAAAAGCCATTGTTGGAACGCCTACCGAATACGCCATTTACCAGGAAATGGGAACGGGCAAATACGCCGAGGGAGGCGGAGGCCGTCCCACTCCGTGGAAATACCAGGATGCGCAAGGAATCTGGCATTGGACAGCTGGCAACCGGGCGCACCCGTTTATTAAGCCGTCAATCGCCGATCATCAGGGAACGTACAAGAATATTCTGAAAGACGAACTCAGCAAAGGAGATTGACAGGGCGTGGATACCAGAAAAATTAACATTCTTGGAGCTGAATACACGCTTTCCGTCTGCTGCGAAGACGAAGATTCGCGGCTGGCGGAATGTGATGGATTTTGCGATGAAACCAGCAAAGAACTGGTTGTGGATAGCTACAGTAAGCATGTTGGCGACCCAACCTGTAAGAAAAACTTACAAGTTCAAATCAGGAAGAACAAGCGGCATGAGATTATCCATGCTTTCCTCTTTGAAAGCGGCCTTGCCGAAAATTCCGGGTGGGCGCAGAATGAGGAAATGGTAGATTTTTTCGCTATCCAGTTTCCAAAACTTATGGAAGCGTTCAAAAACGCTGACGCGATTTGAGGGGCGATGCAGTACGTAGATTTTGCGTGCTGTTCGGCTCCTTTTTTGTTTATTTCGGTAAAACCCGCGAAGTATTGCGGCTTTTATATCACAGTCGTCCCCGAAGAATAGGGGCGAAGAAAGGAAGACTGAAACAATGGCATTAACTAGGAAACTTTTGAAGGGTATGGGGCTCACCGACGAACAGGTGGATACCATCATTGAAGCGCACACCGATACCGTGGACGGCCTGAAAGCCGATATCGGGAAGTACAAGGCCGACGCTGAGAAGCTTCCGGGCGTTCAAAGGGAATTGGACGATCTGAAAAAGGAAGACGCTGACGGCGGCTACAAGGCCAAGTACGAGAAGGAAAAGAAAGACTTTCAGGATTTCAAAGACGGGGTTGCCGCCAAGGAGAGCGCCGCCGCCAAGGAAAAGGCCGCGCGGGCGTACTTCCAGAGCAAGGGCATTCCCGCCGAGAGCATGGGGCTGGTAATCCGTGGAGCCAAAGCTGAAATTGATGGCCTGAAACTGGACGGCGAAAGTATCAAAGATACCGCCGCACTGGATGGGCTGCTTTCCGGCGATTACAAGGGCTTGATCGGCAAGACTACCACCACCGGCACCCAAACACAGACCCCGCCTGACACCTCTGGTGGCGCAAAGAGCCGCGCTGAAATCTACAAAAAGGACGATAAAGGCCGGTATATTTTGTCCACCGCTGAGAGACAGGCCGCGCTTGCTGAAAGCATGGCAAGCGAAAACAAATAACTTTTTTGAAAGGAGCTGTACAAATGGCAGCAAAAGAAAACGTAACGATTTCCACACAGTTCACCACGTCCGCGCGAGAGGTGGACTTTGTAACCCGGTTCAACGATAACTGGGACGCACTGCGCACCATTCTGGGTATTATGCGGCCTATCCGCAAGGCGCCCGGCACGAAACTGGTATCCTACAAGGCAGAGGTGGACGGCACCCTGCAGGGCGGTTCCACCGTAGCGGAAGGCGACGAGATCCCCTTCACCAAGATGAAGGTTTCCCCCGTCACCTATGGCGACATCGAGGTGGCCAAGTACGCAAAGAGCGTTACCATCGAGAGCGTGGCCAAATACGGCGCAGAGGTCGCCGTAGAAAAGACGGACGACGCTTTCCTGGTTGCCCTGCAAAACAAGGTTTTGGGTGACTTCTACACTTTCCTGGCTACCGGCTCTCTGGCGCTGACCCCCAAGACCTGGCAGCTGGCGCTCGCACAGGCCAAGGGCAAGGTGCTTGCGAAGTTCATGGGCATGGACAAGGACGTGACCGAGGTTGTTGGTTTTGCCAACATCATGGATTTCTACGACTACCTGGGCGATAAGGAGATTACCACCCAGACCATGTTTGGCCTTACCTATGTCCAGAACTTCCTGGGCTACAACACCCTTTTCCTCCTGCCTGACAAGTACGTCGCCGCCGGTAAGGTGATTGCAACCCCCGTTGAGAACATCGATCTGTACTACGTCGACCCGAGCGACAGCGACTTTGCCAAGCTGGGGCTGAATTACACCGTGAAGGGCGAAACGAACCTGATCGGCGTACATGTCGAGGGCGACTACTCCCGGGCTACCGGCGATATGTACGCCATCATGGGCATGAAACTGTGGGCGGAGTACCTGGACGGCATCGCCGTTGCCACTGTTACCCCGGTGGGGGGTTAAGGGCGGCTCTGACAGCTGACAAGACCGCACCGGAGACCGTGGACTTTGACGGAATGACGAAAGCACAGCTTTTGGAGTACGCCAAAGAAAACGGTATTTCCGGGGTCAGCGCCGCAATGAACAAAGCGGACATTCTGGCCGTTGTAAAGAGCCGGTAAAGGAGGGAATCACATGGGACATGCGGTAAGCCTGTATGAGCTGCTTGTGTACCTGCGTAATTTCTTCCCCGGCTTGCACTGGCAGTTTACCGGGGCGGAAATCACCGGGAACCGGATTGTTATTCCCGGCCTTGAAACCGGCGATTACTACCTGATCGAAGGAAGCCGGAGAAATAACGGGATTCACGTGTACGGTGATGCTGATTTGCGGAACGAAACTTATACCGGAACCGTTACGGAAATCTGCGTACCGCCGGAGGTGCTGGCGATTCTGGAAGAAATCAACACATGGCAGGAGAAGAACGCAGAGGCCGTACAAAGCCCGTATCAAAGCGAATCTTTCGGTGGCTACTCATACACAAAGGCAAGCAGTTCTTCCGGCTCCGGCGAAAGCACGAGCTGGAAAACGGTGTTTGCGCCGCGCTTACGGATATGGAGGAAGATATGAGCTTGCTTGACTACTACCTGAATAACACGTGCGCACTTATGGAAAAGAAGCGTACCCCGGACGGGGAGGGCGGTTGGGCAACGGAATGGGCACCGGGCGCGGAGTTCGACGCGGCTATTATTCTGGATACCTCCATGCAATCCAGAATCGCGGAGAAGGAGGGCGTTACCAGTGTGTACACCATTACCACCCGCCGCGCGAATCCGCTTTCTTTCCATGATGTATTCAAGCGGCTTTCCGATGGTGCAATTTTCCGGGTGACAAGCAACGGGAGCGATAAGCAGGCGCCCACGGTCGGCACTTTGGATATGTGCCAAGTTACCGCCGAGAAATGGGAGCTGACAAAATGACGGCAACAGAAGCGCTCTACAAGTTTTTTTCCGGCTTTAATCTCCCCGCGTATCCGGATACAGCGGTACCGAGCGACACCGTAATGCCTTACCTCACCTATTCCGTCTCCGTCGGCGGGTGGGGCGATATGGCAAATTCTCTGACGGTAAAACTGTGGTATCACACGGAGAAAGAGGCAGAGCCGAACGCCAAGGCGGAGGAAATTTCCCGCGCGATAGGACGTGGAGGCATTCAGCTGCCTTGTGATACCGGCACAGTTTGGCTTATGCGCGGTGAGCCGTGGTGCATCAATTCCACATTTGAATCAGATCAATCCATCAAATTGCGGCAACTGAACGTTGCCGCAATTTTCAATACCATATAGGAGGAAATCAATGAAATTTACACAGATTCCGCAGGATACCTTTAAGGAGCTTGTGCTGAATGCCGGTGTTCTGCTTTCAGCTTTTTCGCCCGATACGGCGGAAGTCGCCGACGGCACTATTATTGGCGCTACCAGCGGCGGCTTGACCTTCGCAGCAACGCCCAGCTTCTCCGATTTCGGCGAGGATATCGATAACTGCCCGAAGAACACGAAGGAGTTGAAACGGCTGGAAAGCTGGGAGGTGAAGCTTAGCGGCACTTTCGTGTCTGTGAACGCCACTAACGCAAAATCGATGGTGGCCGCCGCTGATGAAGCCGTCGGGAAAATCACGCCCAGAAACGATATTGCCGCCGATGATTTCAAGGATATCTGGCTTGTGGCCGATTACTCCGACAAAAACGGCGCGAAAAAAGGCGGCTATCTGGCCATCCATATGCTGAACGGCCTTTCTACTGGCGGTTTCCAGCTGAAAACCGGCGACAAGAGCAAAGGCCAGTTCGCATTCGAGTTCACCGGCCATTATTCCATCACGGCGCAGGATACGCCGCCTTTTGAGATTTACGTGAAGGCCGGAGAGGCCGAATCCGCTACGCTGTAGGAGGCTAAGCATGAGAAAATTATCTCAACTTGGCACGGACGAGTGCCTGGACGTGCTGTGCGAGATTACCCCGCACATTGTGAACCTCGTTTCTGATGAGGAAATCATGAACGCCATCGGCAAGCCGGTGGACAAGAAAAACTCCACAAAAGTCGGCGTTATGCTGATTGGTGCGCAGAGGATTACCACCGTTGTTCCGTTGCTGCTGAAAACGCACCGCGCCGACATTTATGCTATTTTGTCTATCATGGGCGAAAAGAGCATTGAGGAAGTGGCCGCGCAGAGTACCATGGCGACGCTTTGGCAGATCAAGGAGCTTTCCAACGATAAGGAACTGCTGAGTTTTTTCAAATCGTGGGGGCGTGGGGAGCAGAGCGAATAATCAGCGCACTGTGCGCCCTCCCCAGAGTACGGGCGAGGGCGTACCTCTCCATTCTTCCCATGGAGTTGAAAAAGCAATGCGAACGTGAAATCCTTCGGCGCTACATTACCGACGGTATCCAGATGATAACGCAAAACACGGCGGGGCGTGATGAGCGATTGTATCTATCTATCGGATACGAGGATATCATCAGCCCGAAGCCGGTGGAAAACCGGTCTGCGGAGGATATCGTGGCGGATGTGATGAAAAATGCCGGGTTGAAACTGGTGACGAAAGGCGGTGGGCAGGATGGCGGCTAATGTATTTGAGCTGTTTGCGACGATCTCTCTGGATACAGATGAATATGAGCGTAAACTAAAGGATTCTGAAAACAAAACAAGCACATTCGCCGACGTTCTGAAAGCCAACCTTGCCAGTGGCGCGATTATCGCCGGAGTAAAGAAGCTCGCCGGGGTAGTTGCAGACGTTGGCAAAGCGGCCTACACCAGTTATGCGCGGTATGAGCAGTTAGCCGGTGGCGCACAGCTGATGTTCGGCGACGCTTACGATTTCGTGGCGGAGAAAGCGAGAAACGCCTACAAGACCGTGCAAATGAGCCAGAACGACTATTTGCAGCAGGTGAATGGATTTGCTACCGGCCTGAAAACCGCCCTCGGCGGCAATGTGCAGGCCGCCGCCGAACTTGCCGACAAAGTTATTACCGCCGAAGCTGACGTTGTGGCGGCGACCGGCAATTCTCAGGAAGCTGTACAAAATGCCTTTAACGGCATTATGAAATCCAACTACACGATGCTGGACAATTTACAGCTGGGTATTGCCCCCACAAAGGAGGGGTTCCAGCAGCTGATTGACAAGGTAAACGAGTGGAACGCAGAGAACGGCGAGGCTACTTCCTACACCATTGACAATCTAGCTGACTGTCAGGCCGCGCTTGTGGATTATATCGAAATGCAGGGGCTTGCGGGGTATGCGGCAAATGAAGCGGCGGGCACCATCGAGGGTTCCACAGCGTCCATGAAAGCAGCATGGCAAAATCTGGCTACCGGCATGGCTGACAGCAACGCCGACATGGAAGGACTTACCAAGGACTTTGTAGACAGCGTATTTACAGCCGGAAAGAACATTATACCCCGTGTACAGCAAATCGTTACCGGCGTTGGAACTGCTACGGTAGAAGCTATTTCGTACCTTCGGGAAACGAATAGCGCTATTGATCTTCTCGTCACGGCGTTTGAGTTCGCGGCCACAGCGGCAACCGTTGCCGGTACTGCAATCGGGGCGAGTATGGCGGGAAAGGCCATTGCAAATATCGCCACGATATTCACGGCAAATGCGTCGGCGCTTGCATTCTTCACAGCGGAAAGCGGAAAAGCGGCCGTTGCAGAAGCCACACTGAATGGCGTATTTTCCGTCAGTGAAATAGCCGTTGGCGTACTCACCGGCCAGATTTCCCTTGCAACTGCGGCGCAGTATGCATGGAATACGGCTATAAACGCGAACCCCATTGGCTTGATTGCCGCGGCTGTAGCTGCTCTGGCGATTGGCATTGGCAAGGCAACCAAGGCGCACAAGGATTTCGTCAAAGAGTTAGCCGGAGAGCCGCAGACGGTAGAAGAAGCACGCGCAAAGGTAGAAGAGCTTGAGCAGCAGTACGAGGAAGCTTCAAAAGCCAGACTGGAAGCGTTCTCGTCGGATGCTGGTTTCAGCGGTGACACCGTCGAGATGGAGAGATTAACCGAAGCCATAAAGCAGGCGAAGCAGAATCTTGCCGATTTGGAAGCGCAGGAGCAGGCCGCCGCCGAGGAAGCGGCAAAGCCCGCAAATGTGATAAAGGCTGCTTCTGAGGAATATGCGGCCGCTGCACAGTCCATTTTGGAGGATTACCAGAATACCTATACCACCATCTATAACGGGCTGCATGATGCAGGATCTGCGTTTACCAGCGTGGTAGAAGCTACGGAGATTTCGTGGGCTGATGCTATGGCAAATATCAACGCCAACACCGCAGTGCTTGATAATATGGACGAGAACTTTGCTATTATTTCTGCTGCGGCAAACGACGCCGGAGTTAACATTGACGGCTTTTCCCAGTACCTTGCATCCATGAGTACTGAAGATGCGGCCGGAGTTCTTGCCGCATTAAGGACAGAGTTGGACAAAGTTGAATGGGGTTCCGCTGACGCAACAGACCTGTTCAATAATCTCGCCACTAGTATCAACAAATATGCGGAATCCGGTACCGGGACGGCTGATGGGCTGGCATTGGCGGTGGAGAATGTCAAAAGCCGTATGCAGGAAGCCACAGATAGCTACGTGGAAAAGGTGGGCGACCTTGACCAGGAGGCGGCGGCTACAGAGGCGGCAACCAATACCATGAGTGGGCTGGTTTCCGGTATCGATAGCAGCACCCCCGGAGTTTTGGCTAAGATGGATTCCCTTGCTTCCCAGATGAAAAGCCGTTTAACGAATAGCTTTTCCGGGTTCGTCCTGACAATAAATGCCAACGTCAAAGCATCCGGTTCCCACAAAAACGGCCTTGACTACGTACCATACGATAACTATTTGGCGTATCTTCATAAGGGCGAATCCGTGCTTACAGCAGAGGAAGCACGCACATGGAGGGCTGAAAAATCTGCTGGTGCATCTGGTGGGGCGGACTACGACGGAGCTGGTTTTGCTGGCGGTTCGCGTGGTGTGACGATCATCCAGAATATCCAGTCCGTTGCGCAAACGCCTGTTGAACTGGCAGCGGCTACAGAAGCGTATTTCACACAAGCGAGGTGGACGATTTGACGAACTTCAACAATTTAAGCAAGTTGTTCCGCTACGTGAACGAAAACGGGGATAGCGTTACCTTTGATTATGCCGGAGGATATCTTATCAATAAGCCCACGGGCATTGACACGGTAACGGTATCCCTGTCCCAGGCGAAGGGCATTAACCAGACGGGTGCGACGATTCAGAGCAAAAACGTTCAGTCCCGGCCTGTAAATGTCAACGGGCATCTGGTGGGAGACGGGCAAGCAGCGAATAAAGAAAAGTTGCTTTCCGTCATCCGCCCCGATATTCCCGGAAAACTATATGCGGATGATTACTATCTGAATGTTTGGCCTACGGCAACCCCCAGCATCGAGGCGAAACAATGGGGCGCACAGTTCCAGTTTTCCCTTCTGGCGGCGTATCCGTATTGGTGCAAGGACGATTCCGCAGCGGTAACGTTGTCCGGCATTCAAAAGCTATTCAAATTCCCATGGAATATTTCAAGGCCGTATCGTTTCGGCCAGCTGTTTGAAGCGAAATTCATCAATGTGGAGAATCGCGGTCAGGTTCCCGTCCCGTTTAAGGCTACTCTTTCGGCAAGCGGTGATGTGGAAAACCCCAAAATCACCAACGCCGCGACGGGAAAATTTCTGCTGATAAATAAAACTATCGTCAGCGGGGAGCGGCTGATTGTAGAGATTACGCACGATCGGACAACTGTAACGTCATCCGTCGACGGAGATTGCCGGGGCGCGTTGAGCCTGAAAAGCACTTTGTTTCAGCTGGAAGTTGGGGATAATGTGTTGAAGCCGGAAGCGACAAGCGGGCTTGCAAATTTGCAGGTGGATATTGATTTCGCAACGGAGATCGTGGGGATTTCGCTATGAGCTTTGAAATCTATAAAGAGGACTTTTCCACCCGGTACGAAATCCGGCACGCAATCAGTATTATCATGAATATTTACTACAACGATATCGGAAAGCTGATACTGGTTGCGCCGGTAAGCGACTACAACATTAACGTGTTGAAAGTCGGCAATCTCCTGTATGATACGAGCAGAAACGTAACATTTGTGATAGAAAACACAAAGATTGACACGACCACGAATCGCATAACGGCGAATGGATACACCGCAAACTGGCTTTTGAATAAGCGCATCATTGCATCGGAATACCACATGACAACTATTGAGACGGGCGTGTACAAACTGATAAGCGATAATCTCCGAGGCATGACGAGAATCCAGGTTGCACAGGCAACCGGGATGACCGATAAAACGGACAATGTTTTCATTGGCGGGAATTTGCTGGATGAAATCATCCCGTTTCTTGAGGAAAAAGGCATAGGCCACACAATGGAGTGGAACCCCGACGATATGACACACACTTTCCGCCTCTACAAGGGGCGCGACCTGACGGCTGGCATTCACGCTATTGTCTTTTCGGAGGAACAGGGAAGCGCAAAAGACCTTGTGATCAACGACGACGATTCCACCCTCTGTAATGTGGCCTATGTGCAGGGAAGCCTTAGCGGAGAGGATAACACATTTGTTGAAATCGTCGGCGATGCAACCGGGGACAATCGCCGGGAAGTGTGGTTCAAAACTGCCGTTCGGCAGGAAAATGACGAATCTGCGGCTGATTGCAAAGCCCGTGCGCGTGCTTATGGACAGATGGAGCTTGGAAAGCGAATCCGGCGAAAGTCCTTTTCCGTATCCATCGACCCGGAAGATCTGGGCAAGTATTACGCTCTGGGGGACATTGTATCGTGCGTATCTGCCCGGTTCGGGGTATCGTTCAGTGCTCGAATTACGGGCATTAAGTACACCTTGGACAGCAACAAAGCCCGGACAGAAGTTATCCTGGGCGACCCTATTCTTACAGCATTGGGGGCAATGAAATTAAATGGCTAATATCAAAAGTTTCCCGAATAATCAAGATACATACATAGGCGCAGAAGACGTTATGCGCTGGCATCATGGTCGCACATCCGGCGTTTTTGCCGCTGGCAGCAATGCATCCGTGCAGGCGCTTTCCACGCCCGGAATGGCGGTGGAAGTCTCAGACGGAACCGGATGGATGGCGAATTCCGGCAGGAACGGCATTGTGTGGTGGATTGATAATGAATCTGTTGACGGTGCCAAATTGCAGCTTGCCGTTGACGCGGCAGACGGCGTTCTGAATCGGATTGATCGCGTAATTGTGGAGTGGAAAACCACAAACTATGTGGACTATCCGGAAGTGAAAATATTGAAAGGCGCAAAATCCGGGACGGCAGCAGCACCGGCGCTGACAAACAACAGCACAATCCGGCAAATCAGCCTTGCGCGGATTTCCGTTGCAGCCGGTACAACCGCTATCACCGCTTCCATGATTACGGACGAGCGGCTTGACGCTTCGGTGTGCGGGCTGGTGACGGAAAAGGTGGGCATTGATACAAGCACAATGCAGAGCCAGTTTTCCACGCTCCTGCAAGAAACGCAGGCGCAAGCCACATCGGTGCTGGATTCCATCAACCGGGAGTTGGCCGATCTGGAAGCCGGTACGGCGGTAGAGCTGAAAAAGCTTCTGTTCACGGATACCAGCGTACCGGTATCCGCGTTTGTGGCTGATTCTACATATCAGGATTATCCATTCCGCGCCGCTATCGCGCTGACGGGAGTTCTAAACTCCATGATTCCAGAGGTGGTTCTTGGCGTGGCAGACGCGATTGACGGCAATTTTGCCCCTGTTGCGGCTACTTATAACGGCGGTGTGTATCTGTATGCCGCAAGCGCCCCGGAATCGGCAATTACAATTCCAACCATTATTTGCTGGAAAGGCGGTGCAAGCGTATGATTGGCAGAGTAAATACCGGGGGCGGTGGTTCCGGCGGCACCCTGACCGTCACCGCCCCGGCGAATGTCACCGTGACTGTTTCCAAGGACGGCAAGACAAAGACCAAGAACTCCGGCACCAGCGGTGTGGTGGTGTTCAAGGGGCTTAAAAGCGGCACGTGGATGCTTAAGATTACGGATGGGTTGCAAACCTCATCAAAGCCTGTTGCCATTACCGCCGATTATTCCGCCGTGATTGCATTTTTCGCAGCCACCATCAACATCACCTATCCCGCAGGTTCGGCCTGCACCTGTACGGATGGCACCACAGCCCTTACAGCCCCTGACACCAGCGGTACATGGGCTTGCATTGTGCCAAACGCAGGGACGTGGACTGTGATGGCTACTGATGGTTCTCGCACAAAAACTGTAACTATCAGCATTACTTCTAATGGGCAGAGTGAAAGTGCAACGATTGCTTATCAACTTGTTTTGTTTGATAACGGTACGTCAGCGGACGAAATTGGTGGGTGGACTGGATCAGGCGATGCTGATAAAGTCGAAGGAGGTTATGTCCAGATTGGAGGCAATGGGGGAACACACCGTACACAAACTAACCAGGCCATTGATATAACAAATTATGACACAATTTCATTCACATTCGTACAGTGGAACAGTTTTCCAAATAGAACATGCTACTTCTATGCGGCAAAAGATAATATGTCATATGCAAATCCTGCTGCAAAAAAAGTACTTACATCATCTGATAAGGATACACCACTGACTATGGATATATCATCTCTGAGAGGAAGCTTTTATCTTGGCATGTATTCTAGTTCTAGTGGTGATGGGTGGGCTGGAATACGGATACCCAAAATAGTACTGGAATAGAGGGTGTAACGCATGAAAACAATCTACATTGATTCCGATTTCAAGTGCCACGTCACCGATGATGGCACGTTGACAGCCGTGGAAACAGACTTTTTTGACGGCAAGTGTGACACCTTTATTGAGGGTTACCGCTACGTCCCTGCTGGGGCAGTCTGGACACGTTCTGACGGCATGGTTTTCACTGGGAAAATGATTGCCCCGTGGAAGGATTATGCAGAACTGGACTATGCTCAGCTTCTTTATGAGCGGCAGCAGTTGGAAGAAGCACAGGCGAAGAATGCCGAATACGAAGCCGCATTATCCGAAATTGAAACCGCTCTGGGGGTGAATAATACGTGACCATAGAAGAACGCAAAAACGCTATTTTGGCGAAAATCGCCGAAATGAAAGCCGAAGGTGCCGACATGCAGGAAGCATTAAACCTTTTGGAGGTGAAGCCGGATGAAGAAGTGGAGTAACGGAGCCAAAAAGCGGCTGGTGGAAATCCGTGCCGCTGAGGACGGGGAGCAGGATATGCGCGCCATTGCCGCGAGTATCGCAAAGCTGCCTCCCGGCCAGCTGAAAAAGATTCTTACCGAGGACATTATCGCCATTCTGGCAAAGTACGGGGTGGTGATCAAGTGACGATAAAGCAAATCCAATGCCTGTTGACCTATCTGGGCTATTCTCCCGGCTCGATTGACGGCGCCGACGGCAGGAATACCCAAGGGGCAATCCGGGCGTTTCAGGTCGACTATGGGCTTACCGTGGACGGGATACCAGGTGCGGCTACCCAAAAAATGCTGATTGGTGCCATTGCCGGGACGGCGGTAAAGGTAGAGAAACCGGAGCGCAGCGACGCGCCGAAAACCGGGACGTTCTGGGACGACATCAAGTACTTTACCCGGGAGGAATTCCGGTGCCAGTGCGGCGGGAAATACTGCAACGGCTTCCCCGCCGAACCCGCAGAGGAAACCGTCCGCATGGCGGATGAGATACGCCGCCGGGCAGGTATGCCCCTGAACGTGAATTCCGGTGTGAGATGCAAGCGGCACAACGCCGAGGTGGGTGGGGTATCCAACTCCCTGCACACCACGGGGCAGGCTGTAGACCTCTCAGGGGCTATTCCCCCGGAGAAACTGTATGCCATAGCGCAGGAGGTACAGGCCGAGAAAATCCCCGAGCGGGGCGGCCTGGGGCTGTACGGATGGGGCATTCACGAGGACAACGGGAAGTACAGCCGGTGGAACGGCTGAGAAAGAAGGAACGAGATGCACGAATTGGTAAAAACTGCCGTTACGATTCTAATCACGCTGATCGGGTCGGCGGGCTTCTGGAGCTATCTGGATGCCCGCCGGACAAGGAAAAGCGCAAGCACTCGCCTGCTGGTGGGAATCGCGCATGATAGGATCGTATTTCTCGGAATGAAGTACGTGGAGCGCGGGTATATCACCAGTGATGAGTACGAGAACCTGAACGATTATCTTTATGCGCCATATGCAGAAGCCGGAGGCAACGGCTCTGCGAAACGTGTAATGGAGGAAGTGCGGAAACTTCCGCTGCATAATTAAAGGAGGAAAACAAAATGATTAACTGGATTGTACGAATCAAAAACAAAAGCTTCTGGCTGGCCATCATCCCCGCCGTGCTGCTGCTGGTGCAGACCGTAGCGGCGGTGTTTGGCTACTCCCTGGACTTCGGCGAGCTGGGCAACCGCCTCATTGCTGTGGTCAACGCCGTGTTCGGTGTGCTGGTGATTCTGGGCGTGGTCAATGATCCTACCACCGCCGGTATCTCCGATAGCAAACTGGCAAGAACTTACAGTTCCCCCAAGGAGGACTGATGTGATAAGTGGATAAAGTCCGATGGAATCGGGTGATTCTGGATGAGTTCTGTTCTCTGGCAATTCTCACGCCGCTAGAGGAAAAAATCATCCGCACCCGAGCCGCCGGATGGAGCCGTGTACAGCAGTGCCACGCTTACGGCATGTCCCTTGCCACATTAGATAGGTACATTAGGAAGTTGAAAAACTCCTATAACAGTGTGCAGGAGTATAGCTACATACTCCCCAAAAACATAGACTTCTGATAGTTTTTTGATAGAAGTGTGATTGTAAGTCGGTAGGGAAACGAGAGTTTCCCTACCGATTTTTTTGTTATTCTATAGGAAGAAAGGGGGCGTTGCCTATGGCTGAATTTCAAAGCTTTAATCCAAATCCCCGCGCCGCGAAAGTCGGCGATTGTGCAGTCAGAGCTGTGGCAAAGGCTCTGGGAATTGACTGGTATCAATCATACGTTGAGCTGGCCAGCGAGGGGCTGACTCAATGCGATATGCCTAGCGCAAATAACGTATGGGGCGCGGTGTTGCGGCGGCACGGATTCAGGCGGGCGGCAATCCCGGCGGAATGCCCGGATTGCTACACCGTAGGCGATTTTATCCGGGAATACCCTGACGGGATTTACGTTGTCGCGCTGAAAAACCACGTTGTTGCCGTGGAAAACGGCGTTTTGTACGACACTTGGAACTCAATGGACGAAAATCCTATCTATTTTTGGAGGCGTGAATGATGGCAAATCCTTATATGCAGCCCAACTACCAATCCGGCTATTTTCAGCCCAACTATTTCCAGCCGCAAATGCCAATCGGGCAACCGCAGATACCCGTCCAAGGCCAACAGCCGCCCCTTGATGATCGAATTTGGGTAGCTTCGGAATCTGCGGCGGAGGCGTTTATCGTCACGGCAAACGGATTTGTGCGGCTATGGGATAGCAACAAGCCGGTATTCTACGAAAAGCGGACGGACGCGCAAGGGCGGCCAATGCCAATTGTAGCGTATGAATACAAAATCCGGGACGCAGGAGCTACCCCGGAGGCAGTCAGCGCAGGATTTGAGCAGCGGCTTTCCGCTGTAGAGGAACGGCTGAACCAGCTGACGGATGGAAAACGCGATGCCAAGAAAGCGGAGGTAAAACGCAATGATGCCTAATCCTATGCAGATGATTTCCCATTTTCCCCAATTTATGCAGCAGATGAGGGGGCAAGACCCGCAGCAACTGCTTAATCAGCTTGTACAGAGCGGGCGTGTAAACCAGCAGCAGCTTAACCAAGCCCAGCAAATGGCACAGCAGATGCAGGGGCAGTTTGAGCAATTCCGGGGCATGTTCGGCTTCGGAGCGCCTAGGAGGTAAACAATAATCTGGCCAGATTTTGTTATATTTTTCATCTTTTGAAAGGAGAACAAAATGAGTATTACAGCAAGTGAAATGACCCCCGCTGATATCAGAGCTGTCACCGATGGCAACAACGGCGGCTATGGCGGAGGCTGGGGCGGTGATTGGTCTGCATGGATCATCATTTTCCTGATCTTCGGCTTCTTCGGCTGGGGCGGCAACGGCTGGGGTGGAGGCTTCGGCGGTCGTGGTACCGGCGCTGGCGTGGTGGACGGGTATGTTCTCGCGTCCGATTTTTCCAACATCGAGCGGAAAATTGACGGTGTAAACAACGGTGTCTGCGACGGCTTCTATGCCATGAATACCGGTATGCTGAATGGGTTTGCAGGCGTGAACCAGAATATCAGCAACGGTTTCCAGGCGGCGGAGCTTTCCCGGTGCAATCAGCAGGCTGCCTTGATGCAGCAGCTTTTCCAGATGCAGATGGCAAATCAGGAGTGCTGCTGCGAAAACCGCGCCGCTATCCAGGGCGTGAATTACAACATGGCAACCCAGAGCTGCGACACCCGGAACACCATCCAGAACACCACCCGTGATATCATCGATGCCATGAACTGCGGTTTCCGCTCCATCGACCAGCGCTTGACTGCCCAGGAGCTGGCGGCGAAAGATCAGAAAATCGCCGATCAGAATCAGCAGCTCTTTATGGCGCAGCTGGCCGCTTCCCAGAATGCCCAGAATCTCACGATCAAGGGCTATGTGGAGAACCAATTCGCGTACTACAATCCCCGCCCGGTTCCCGCTTATCAGGTGCAGAATCCCAACTGCTGCTACGGTAACGGCTACGGATGCGGCAGCGTGGCGTAAGGAGGGCGGCGAGATGGGCATTGCGGAGATCAAGGCCAATCTGATTAACCACATCGGCAAAATCGATCTGGACAGGCTCACCATTGCCGAGCTGCGGGATTACTGTAGCCTGGTAAAGGACGCGGACGGGTTGACACGCAACGAAGCGGACACGGTTACCCGCGTTATGAATAATTTAAGCGCTGGCGGGTTTGGCTTTGGCTACAACCGCCCAGCGCCGACAAAGGGAGGTTAAACAATGGCGGTTGAACTTACTGCGAACGCTGTCCAGGCGGTGCCCGCCGGACAAAACGTGCTGTTTACCGATGCGCCGGTGAAATGCGGGCGGGGGTATGTTGTTCACCGTGAAGGCGCTGGGCTGGTGACGCTTCGTGGCATTTGCAATGGATGTTCCCCAATCGCGCGGTATCGCGTGCTTTTCGTGGGAAACATCTCCGTGCCTACCGGCGGAACCGCTGGGGCTATCAGCGTAGCGCTGGCGCTGGGTGGTGAAGCGCTCCCCACCACTACGGCGACGGCAACACCCGCCGCCGTGGGAGATGCATTCAACGTGGCGACTTCCGCGTTTGTGGATGTTCCCCGTGGGTGCTGCGTAGCGTTATCCGTGCGCAATGTCTCCGCGCAGGCAATCGATGTTGCCAACGCCAATCTGATGATTGAGCGCGTGGCCTAGGAGGTGAAATTATGAAGCACTGGGAACAGCTGAGAGATACACTTTGCCGGGAACTGGACGAAATCGCCGAAAAAGGCGAACTGTCCGCCGGTGATCTGGAAACCGTGGACAAGCTGACGCACACCATGAAGAATCTGGACAAGATTATGATGGGTGAAGGATACAGCAGTGCCGGGGACTGGTACGCCATGGGCAACTATGGACGGGATGGCTACAGATCCGATTATCGCGACGGCGTGAGCTACCGAGGCCGTAAACGCGATAGCATGGGGCGCTACAGCCGCGCAGACGCCAAGGAGGATATGGTGGATAAACTGCGGCGCATGATTGATGAAGCGCCGGACAGCCGGACGCGAGAGGCTCTGGAAAAGGCCGTCCGTTGTATGGAGGATTAAAAAATGTTGGCAGAGCGGGATTTGCTGGAAACAATCGAAGAATGTAAAGCGGTGAAGCGCCCAACTGCGGCGACATGCCAGTTAATGGCCTCGTGCTATACCATTCTAGATCACCTGTTCCCGGAATATTCCCGCTCTGCTGATGTTCCCCCCGTAAGCTTGTATTCCTCCGCTCCTGCGCCACAAAATGATGAAATATCCGGGAGCGAGTTTGCAATTGCCGCAAATTCAGCGGGAATGAAACGGCTATTAGAAGTGATGGACGAACACATGGAGTGCGTTCGACTGATATACCCCAAAGAATACGCGGCGATTATGCGGCGGCTCAGAGAATGAGCGGCAAAATTCCGTTGCCAATCCGTTGCCAATTTGCGCCTTAAAAACGTACCGCACGCGGGAAAATATTAAAATCTGCGGTAATATTTTCCCGTAGAATAGTTCGGAGAACGCGGGAATATAGCTGATAAAGCAATAAAAAAGCCCTAGAATAAGTTTCTAGGGCTTTTTTTATGTGGCGGAGAGAGTGGGATTCGAACCCACATGATAAATTTGTAAATATGTTGCGGCACTAGCAATTTTTAATTTTCATTTCCCGTGTCATTGCCAATTTTGCGGTTTTTCATTGCCTCTGGCGTGAAATAATCCGTGAACTCTTTCGAGCGTTTGGCAATATCCCGTTCCGCTAAGTGCGTGTAAATTTTGCGCATCGTCCCTAAGTCTTTCCATCCGCCTATGTCCGCCGCCATCATTTCCGGGATTCCCATATGGTAGGCCAGCGAGGCGAAACTGTGCCGTAATCCGTGCATCCCCACCTCTGGCAAGTTGTTTTCCCGGCATATTTTGTTGATGCGATTGAATAGCGTACATGTCGCGGCGTTTACAACAAATTCCGTATCTTTCGGCGCGGCCGTAAGTGCATCGTAAAGCGGTGGAATCATAGGCACGGGGCGACGGGATTTTTTCGTTTTGTTCTGCGGCTTGAGCTTCAGCCCGTCTTCACCACGGACTTTTGCGCCACGAACATAAATTACCCTGTTTGCAAAATCGATATTCTCCCACGTCAGAGCCAACATTTCAGAGCGGCGTAAACTGGATAAGCAAAGCAGTGCCGGGATTTCCACCGGATCACCTTTTACGGCCTCAACAAAAATATCAATCTGGTCAGGCTCTAGGAATGGCCGCTCGTTGTCCTCTTTCTCAAAAAGGACGACTTTCGGCTGCTTCCCGGTTTCTTTTTTGATTGCCGCCGACATTAGCCCCCACGCATTCTTGATGTACTTCGGCGATCTGCCCATTTTCTTTTCATCGTCTATAGCGGACTGCCATCGTGCGTCCGGCGTGGTGTAGATATTGTATGCCATCGCCCGCTGAAAGGTATTATCCCGATATCTGATATAGCCGTATACCGTAGACGGTGAGCGACGCCCACGGCGGACTAAATCACGGGTATTCTCTATGTATGCGTCTACTGCTTCGCCTAGCGTAAGCCGCCCCTGTGGCCGCTCCTGAGCTTCCAGAATGCCGTTTTTGATTGCAAGGTATTCTGATAGGCACTCATCATAAGTATCGCGTGTAATGGACGTGCGCCGCCCATCCAAGTATACACGGGTATGCCACGCGCCGGAGGGAAGCTGCTCTATTTTTGGCAGCTTTATTTCCGGCTCATTCTTTCTTTTTGCCATAAGGAATCCCCCTTTACATGCGGTTAGAAAAAATGGCAGACCGCCGAAACGGTCTGCCACTGTTTTTGAGAACTAGGTGGGGCGACGCTCCCACATCTCCTAACAAGGGCGACGGCTGCCCGTTCCGTCTTCTAGTCCTTTCTGCTTTTGAGCAACGCGGCCTTGGTTTCGATAATATTTAACGGACTATGTAGAACCCCACGTTCAACCATGTTCAAGTAGGCAAGCGCTTTTACACGGATGTTTTTCTTTATATTTTTGTTTTCCAAAACATAAGGCACATTGTTGATATTGTATGGGCGTAGTACATGTTCCGGGAGGACGGGGAACATATCGCAGATAATAAAAGCCCTGTCTTTTCCGTATATCGGCGCTATGAGGTAATGCACGCAGTTTCCGGAGCCGTGCCGCCTCTCACTTTCATATATCAGCCGCTTGTATTTATCTACGTTGGTACTCATTGGAACCATCCATAGGACACCGGATTTGTCCGCCATAGCGTAGTAGTGGGGGCGGCTCTCCTGCTTATTCTTCATATAGCGGTTGTTCCCGTATTTTTCAAAGAAAGCATCACGGATTATGTATATTCCGGAGTCCTGTATCTCTGTCATTTGTTATCCCCCAAAAAAGAATGCCGAACCGGCATGGCGGCCAGTCCGGCATTTTCAGGCCGGAGTTTTGTATCCCGCTCCCGGCAAGCGGCAGTCTTACAACAAGCCGAAGTCTTATATCCCGCTCTCGGCAGGCGGCAAATTAGGGCGGACGATGAACGTCGTCTATATAGCGTAGGTGGTTATCCTACGTCTATATTGTACCCCGAGAAATGGAAAATAGCAATAGACAGATTGACCAAAAACGGAAAAATATTTCCGACAATCGTAAAAATTTATCTTACCTCTGAATCCATCCGGTTCCCGGGTGCATGATATCGAAGATGAGCCAGCCTACTAGGAAGATTACCAGCACCGCAATGGAAATGCCCATAATCAGAATCACCCGCCGATTCTGGCGGTTGAGAATGCTGTAGTGCGTTTGCAGCTGCATGGTGTGCCGCCTGTAGTCCTCGCTCTGGCGGATGATCGTTGCCTGAAGATATTCCACATATTCCTCCATGGACTGGCCGGGGGCAGGTAGCACAGGGTGTTCCTCCGGGGTGTACTGCACGGCGGCCTCAATGCTCTGCACAAGCCTTGCCGTCGGCTCCGTCGCGCCATTCAGGGCACGGCAGATCGTGGCCTTGGATACGCCGCAGGTTTCTGCCAACTCCTGCTGGGACATGCCCCGCTCCTTCCGCAGGGCTTCCAATTCTGATAAATGCTCGGAAATATTCATAAAACCGCCTCCAAAAACGGAATGTTTCACATATGGAACGATTGTTGCGAAAATGGAACGGGAATTTCACATCTGGGGCTTTACGAAACGCCTGTGCGGGGTGTATGGTGGTATTGCAACCGGCAAGGGACACACGGCGTTACCGGCGGCAAGCCCCGCCACCTTGTGGCACGGGTGGCGGGGCATATCAGAAATTAGTGAATTTTCTTATAGGTAACTTCCAGCCCTGTATTGGGATGATATTTCCACGTTACAGTTACATTTTTACTGTTGTATGTTTCGGTTTGCCTCCCATCGGATGCGGATGTTTCGTTCATCTGATTAAAAAGGGAATCTGGAAGTCCCAACATTCCGTTGATGGTAGGTATTGTAACGTAAGCGTCACGGCAATAAAGGCCGGAATCATCATAGTCATACGGATTTGTATCAATGCTCAAATAACTACCGTCCGACCCGACTTGCGCCCACGTGGGATCACAGAGCATATCGTATAACTGCTTAAAATTGGGCTTAGTAGCTCGCTGAATGAATATGAACGCTACGACAAAAATTGCGACCATTGCAATAATTGCCGGAACAAAATAGCTTTTCTTCTTGGGTTCAGCTTTTTGCTTGGGTGGAGCAGTTAGATCAGCGCCGCAGTTATCACAAAATTTTTGATTTTCTCTTATGGCAGCGCCGCAGGACGGGCATACCATTTGGGGGGTATTTTGTTCGCCTGATGTTTCGAGTTCATTTGTTAAATCTTCCATAGTGATACCTCTTTCCCTTTTATTCATTTATTCAGGTATACGAGATAGATTTCTATGCCCGCGACCTACATAAAAATAATACCACGTTCGGAAAATAATTTCAACGAAAAGAAAAATTTTTGCGCAAATTTCTAATTAGTCCGATTTATTGGACATTTACTGTGCTACTGTATGTTATGCAAACAATTGTTCTAAATATAAAAGGAGGAACGGCCAGTGACGAAAAATGCATTGCGAAACAGAGTAAACCGTGATATAATGGAAGAAAGGAGAACATTGCCGAACATTCGTGAACAGTTGGCGGAGAATATTCTTTCCCTAACTGATGAACAGGCTGCATATGTGCTAAGGAGGGTAAAATGTTTGTTACAAAGCGAGCGCTCAGAAAAGAGAATCGAAAACTAAAAGAACTGCTTCAAAAATGCCAGAATCTGCAAAGCAAAGTCAAAGACTCCTGCCTTAATGCCAACTGCATTCTGTGCGAACACTGTGTAATGCCGCAAAGCGACTTGCCATTTGTTCTGGTTGGATGCAGGTTGGAGCGTGCCTGTGCCCACTTTTCACCAAATCAAATCTGTAAGGAACTTCACAAGCAATGCGGAACAGACGCCGAGGAAAAAACCGATTGCCTCGTGGAAAATGGCTGACCGCCATTCCTTGTGCCGAAGTTCCTTATAATTTCGCCCCTTCTCCGTCAAGCGGAAATCGCTGTGGGCGTCGTTCACCCATTCGATACATTTACATTCGGCAAGGTATGCCAGAATGCCGGTATAATCTGAATAGCTGTGAATTTTCTTTTCATCAATAACGCCCATCCAAGCTATTACGTTGTATGTGTTGGAGTCCCCGAGCGGGGGATTGGCAATCAGGATATCCAGCACATATTTGGAATCTTTCGTTAATCTCACAATAAATTTATAGCCTCCTTGATAATGTTGGAAAGCTTACCGCACTGATCGTCGGACAGGCTATCAATTAAATCCAGAAGTTCCCGTTTTTCGGGGCTGACCTCGCCATTCGTGGCGGGGTCTTTTTTTGTTTCCTCGCTCTTGAGGTATTCAACGGTGACACCGAAATAATCGGCGATTTTTTGCAAGGTCGCGTCCGAAGGATTATTTCTGTTACTTTTCCAATAAGTGACATTTGATTTTCGAAGCCCTATTTCAATCGCAGCAGCACTAGGGCTAATTCCTTTGTTTGCGCACAGCTCACAGTAGCGCATATAAAAATTTGTTTGTTCTTCGCCTTTTAAAAAATCTACGGTTACACCGAAATGATCGGCAATTTTTTGTAATGTTGCGTCTCTCGGTTCTGCCCCGTTCTTCCATCTTGTTACAGATGGTTTGCCAAGTTTTAGTTCCACGGCAACAGCGGATGGGGATTTCCCAACGGAATTACACAATTTAACATAATTTTCGTAAAAAGCCATAATTAACACTCCTGCATTTTGTGCAATGTGACAAAGTTGCGTTCGTTATCACTTTTACAGTTGACAGTTACGTTTGTTAACGCTATAATAGCGCTATGAGTTACGAAAGTAAACAAAACCCCAGACCCAGGGTAAAAAATCCTGCGTCAAAGCTATTCTGTTCCTCGCAAGTACATAGTAGCACACTTTGTTAACTTTTGCAACCATAAAATGACTGCGGCGGGAAAGAAAAAACGCCTGCGGACAATCGCAGACGCTTTCCCACCAAGGTTTTTACCGAATTTTTAACTAAAAGGAGGAATACAATGCCCGAAAAATGGACGGGGCGGCTCATCGGGCGGATGCACAATGAGCGGATCACCTATGAGCAGCTGGCAAACGAAATGGGCGTGAACAAAGCGTACATTTCCATGATTCTGAATGGGAAGCGGAAGCCACCCAATATCCAGAAGCGGATGGAGACCGCTTTGGAAGCAATCATCAAGCGGGAGCGAGAGAAGCAATCTCAGAAGAAGGGAGAAATAACATGAGTACCTCCACGATTCTTTCAATAATTGGAATGGCGTTTGCCTGCTATTCGTTGGGGTACAGCGTTCGGGGGCTAGTAGATTGCATTGCTCCCAAGGTAAAGCCCGCAGATAAAGAGAGCGAGGGGAAAGACAATGCCTAGAATCCGGCAGTATGCCGAGCGCTACGCAGTGGAGGATTTCTGGAAGGAAATCGACCGCTGCTGTCCCCTGGCGGGGATTCAGAGCGATAACGCTGTAGCGCTAGAAGAAAAAACCGGGGTAGACCATCAGACCCTTCGGAACTATCGGAAGGGCAAAACCGAAATGCGGGTAAGCGTCCTGAAAAAGCTGGTGACCACCCTCCACCCCAACCCGGCGGTGATTCTGAAAACCCTGGGGTACTCTGAGAAGGAGATACGGGCGTTTGCGAGGGAATTGCAGTGATCAGCCACGCGGTGGCGTAGCGAGGCTGAGCAGTGGTAGGCGCTGCAAAGGCGAGGATAGCACGGGGAGGCGAAGCCGCGGCTTGGCACCGAGTGGCTGAGCAAGGGCTATGATCGGCTCAGCGGCGCAGCGCACAGCGTCGCAAGGGCATTGCATAGAATCGCTAGGCGAGGGCACGCACAGCAAGGGCACCGATAGGGACAACAAAGCAAGGCAGAGCAGAGGCAAGGGGAAGCACAGCTGGGCAAGGGCACTGATATGGTGCGCGTTGCAACGAGAAAACCGCCCCCGGGCGTGCGGAACACCCGAGAGCGGCAGTCAATGGAAATCATCTTTATTTTACCAAAAGAAAGGAAAAAAGTCAAATGGAAATCAGCAAAATCAAGGCAAGAATCACATTTTTTGAGGAACTTCTGGGTACGTGCAGCGGAAATAAGGAGCTGCACCGGGAGTTCATCGCTTCCAAGGCTCCCGACGCCGAGAGCATGGAAGAGGAAGTCGCCGCAATCGGCGTGGACGGCATGATGGAGAAATCCATGACGGTATTCCCCCGGGACGAGAACGGGCAGCCGTTCCTGTATGACTACCAGATCAAGGGCTTTTTCAAGGATTCCTGCGGCGTTCTTCGGAAGGTTCCCGGCACAAAGGCCAGCAAGATCAAGGCGTACAAAAAGGAAATCGACGGCCTCCTGTTTGTCTCCCCCCGAAAGATTCCCCTGGACCTGAACGGCGGCGAGATTGGCGTGTGTGAGCGCCCCCTCCGGGCATCCACGGCGCAGGGTGAGCGGATTGCCCTTTCCAGCAGCGAGACAGCACCGGCAGGGACTTCCATTGAGATTCATATCGATTGCCTGACCAAGGACATGCACGATCTGGCACTGGAATGCCTGGAGTACGGCAAGCTTCGGGGTATCGGCCAGTGGCGAAACAGTGGGAAGGGACGCTATACATACGAGCTGATTTAAGGCGCAAGGGCATAGCGTGGATTGGCCTCGCTTAGCAATGGCTTAGATATGAGATGCGTTGCAGAGGCGTGGCCAAGCAACGAAAAGCGACGCAATGGCTCGGCAATGAACAGCAATGATAAGCATCGTAGCGGCATGGCAAAGCATCGAAATCCTACGCAATGGCTCAGCACAGCACAGCTTGGACAAGCATGGACTTGAA